GAGTGCGCCAGGTGTCGCCCGGCCGTTGCGGGTATTCGACTCCTTCGCGTTGAAGTCGTCGGCCTTCTTTTGCAGCGTCGCTTCCTGCTCGGCGGTAACTTTTGCGCCGCTCTTGCCCGATGCGTCGCCCTTGGCGGTGCCTTCGCCCTTCGGATCTTCCCGAGGCGTGTCGGACTTCGGAGCCTTGTCCGACGCGACGATTGCGCCGCGCTCGCCGACTTTCGCGAACATGCCCTCGTGCTGCCTCATGCAGACCGCGGTGCGTTGCTCAGCGTCAGGGAATTCTGCGGTGCTGACCGGATCGGCCATGCAGCGCGTCATGAAATCGTCGTGCGTTTCGTCGGCGGTCGGCGTCGGCAACGCGTATTGTTTTTTGCTCAGCTCGATGATGCTCCGGTTTTCCAGCACGCTTAGCTTCGTCTGCTCGATGGTCGTCATCTGCTTCGCCCGGTATTTCTGCACCGCGTCCAGCCAGTCCTCGGCACCGAGCGGCGTGTTGCGTGCGAACTGATGCTGCACTTCTGCGGCCGCGACGGAGAGGTCTTTTTTCTCCGCCTGCTTGTTCAGACGCTCCACGATGGCCGTGCTCCACGAATAGCCCTCGTCTCCTCCCCAGCCGTGCCAAGCCTGCCATCCCTTGCCTTGTTCATCCCAGCTCTCGCCCTGCTTGTCGGCTTCGTGCCGGTCGAAAAAGGCTTTCATCCGGCGCACGGTGTCCTCGCTCATCGGCCGCTTGTTGATCAGGTCGCGCGCCCGAGCGATACCGACGCTTGTCATGCCGCGCTGTGACATCGGCTTTTTCTCGCGGATCTCAAGTGCGCGCCGTGCGTTGTCCGCCATCGCGTCGGTCGGAATGTAGGAGCCGTCGGCGAAGTTGATCGTCACGAGATTCGCGTCGTTCTGCACTTGCTCAACCGGCTCGATTGCAGCGGGTGCCGCCGCGACGCTCGCCGCCTGCGCCTCGGCTGCGCTGGCTCCCACCGCGTCGCCCGCTGCGGCTGCGGCCGCTGGCGTGCTCGGGAGTGAGGTCGTCGTAAGGCGAATCGCCGTCTCCGGCACGCCGTATTTGACCGCAAGCTCCTTCACAAATCCCGCTTCGATTGCGATCTGTTCGAGCCGCGAGAAAGCGTCGGTGCCTTCCTCGGCTGCGATCTCTTGCAGAGACTTCGCGCCCTGCCGGTTTTCGTTCATGTTCGCGGCCGACTCGCGGCCAACGTCGATGCTAAGCTTCGCCGGGAAACGCCACTCGCCCTTGGTCGCCCTGCGCAGCGCTTGAACCATCGTTTCGCCCGCGAGCAGCGGAGGCGGTGCGATCTCGCCGCGCGCGATGGCGTCGAGAATCACGGCGTCCTTGATTGGGTCGAGAACCTTGTCCACCAACACGCCTTGCTGCCGCGTGAAGACTCGGTCGGCTGCGGCGAACTCTGCCCGAACGCTTGGGCCTTTAAAGTCGCTGGTGCCGAACAAGACTCCCTCGGGTATGCCCACGCTGAGACTGATCTCGTGCATCAAGTGCTGAACGAATCCGGTGAACGCCTGCGACGGCCTCGACGGCATGACCTCGACGCGGTCGCTGTTCTGGAAATACCGAATCATGCCGACCTCGGTCAGCTCGTTTTTCTGCTGCTGACCGCTCGGCAGCGCCAGCGTTGGATTCGGCTGAAATAAATTGCGCGGGTTCGCGACGCCTCGGTCGTTGAAGATCAGCGCCGCCTGTTGCGACGAGAAGCGCACGCCGGCCTTTTCCGCCTGCAAGATCTCGTGCAGCATCCGCGCTGTCTGAATCCCGCTCGCGAGATCCGACACGCCTCGGTATTGGTCGCTGCGATTTGGATCGAAATAATGGCAAAACTGATTCGCCGGAATGTCCTCTGCGCCGAAGTAAACGCCGTCGCGCGTGAGTCGGAAGATTCGGTAAGCCACCGGCTGACCGAAGTCGTTTGTGATAATTCCTTGGTAGTAATTGTTCGAGGCAACCGCCGTCTCGTTCGGGTTGCCGATGCGCGTCGCCGGCACGAGTTGCAGCTTGAGTCCCTCGCCGCTGCGCCGAATCACGAAACCGCAGTCGCCGTCAATCGGACGTTCCTCGGCCGCAAGCTGCACGAGCTTCTTGAAGCTGTGCCGGTTCGTCACGTCGCAGTTTTTGCACCACGCATGAAAGTAATCTTCGATGACTAGATTGTAATCACGGTCGCCGGTCGCCGGCGAGTATTCGTGCGGCGTCAGGTAGAGTCCGAACTTGCGCGAGACTTCACGAATCTCCGGCGCGTTGTCCACGAGGTCGCGCGCTTCATACATGAGCACGACGCGGTCCCGCTGATTCTGCGAACTCTCGGCCGGCTGGGTGTATTGCTTCGGCGAATACATGCGATTAGTCCGCGCCGCATTATACTCAAAAAGTGACTTCTGCACGCGAGCTTCGAGACGCTTGAGCGCCCACGTCGGCGCGATGTTCTCAAGCGCGCGGTCGATCCAAGGTTTGTCCGAGACCAGTTTTGACGCGTCGAAGTAGTCGTTGTTCATGTTAGTTGCCGGTGAAGCTGACGAATGTCGTATCCGTTGACGTTCCGGCCGCGTCGGTCAATGCGTCCTGTAAATTACCGAGCATGTTGTTCAGCGCGTTAAGATCAGCTCGGCTCACGCTTTTCCCGTTCAGGCTGTAACTTTGGTTAAGGAGCACGGCCTGAATCGCGTCAATCGTCTTGGTTTTGAGCGCCGTTAAGGTGGCGGTGTCCAGTCCGAGAAATGGGTTGTCGAGCATACCAATGACCGAAACGTCAAAAGGTCTTGCTCGAAACTATTGGCGACGCTGGAATTCCCTTTGAGGGATCGTCTGAACTTAAGATTTCGGGCTCACCCGAAGAGGCGGGTATAGGAATCCCGCTCCCTCAATCCTTCGGCGCTGCGTAGCGGATGACGTTCGCAATCGTTGCCATGCAAAGCAGCATTGCCGAGGTGTCCAAACCGTGATTCGGCGCGTTGCTCTTTACCTCACGCCACTCCCAGACGCCGGTCCGGATCTCGACCTTCGACTCGCCTTTGAGGTGTTCGAGGTAGAGCGGGTTGACGTCGGCCGGCAGCAACCATTTCAAATCGCCCTTTGCCTCCAGCGCGTTCGCGAGGAGGTCTTTGAAATAGTCGCCGGACCAATCGTAGTAGAACACGTCGCCGCCTCGGTAGTCGCTCACTCGCGGTTCGCTGAACGGGAAGTTTACGAGCTTGTCGCTGGCCTCATCCCGCATCGTCCAAGTCTTGCGCGCGTAGCCTCGCATCCCTCTCCAGCCAAAGTCCGCGCAATCCCGGTCCACGTCGGCCGGCCGGTAGCCGCGATCTTGCGCCACGCATCCGTCCTGCACTTTGTAGCGGTGCTGCATCTGGCGGAGCTGGTCCCGCGTCTCGACCCGCCCGAAGTAAAGCTGCCGGTAGGTCGGACCGGTCGCCGAGCTGAACGCGCCGATTTCGACCCACCAATGGTCTTGCTGCCGGTCGATTGCCATGAACCGGATGACCTCGCCGTCGATGCCTTCGCCGTTGCTGAACTGAGCGACGCTGTAATCGGACGCCTGCACGAACAAATTGACGACCTTCTTTTCCACAATCCACGGCCGCGCCTCGCGCTTCGTGCGAAACTCGATCTTCATTTTGTCGTCACCTTGGCGCTGGAAATGGTTGTCGGCCTCGCAGAATTCTTCGACCAGAAGGCGCATCGGCCGGCTCACGACGGCCTCGACGCGGAAACTCTGGATCTCAGCTGGCGCAGCTGGGTTGAGCGCAACGAACCGCCCAGCCCGCTTCCAGCCGGTCCGCGTCGTGTCGGTGTCCGGTGACTCGTGGCCGCAATGCGGACAACGGAAACGGCACGACTCGACCGCTCGCGCCACGTCCCACGTCTCGTCATCGCGCTTCGCCGCCGCGTCCCAGACCACGCCGCCGCGCAGTCCGGTCTCCTCGTTCTTGTCGAGCGCGAACGCCACCGGATGCACCTTGTGGCACGCTGGACACTCGGTGCACCACTCCTGCTGGTTGCCTTGCCGGTAGGAGGTGTCCTCGACGTTGCCTGTTTCCAAGTCCATGATCGGCGCTTGGCTTGTGTTGTAAATCTTAGAGCGCCCCACCTCTTCGAAGCGCGAGACGCGGGCGATGGCATGGCCGTAAACCTCCTGCCATTTCGGCAGCCAGATCTCGTCGTTGATCTTGTAGCGGATCGATTGCGATTGCTGGCTTGAAAGGTTTGCCGGGTTCAACAAGAAAAAGAAGCCGCCGAAATAAATCTCGGTCGTAGTTCGGTGCGGTCCCGGTCTGGGCAGCATCGCCGCGACTGGCTTGCACGATTCAAAGATCGGGTTGAGCCGAGACTTCGCGTGCCTATCAATCATCTCGTCGGTCTGCATCGTCCACGAGATCGGTCCGGCATCGTTGCAGATCAGCCACGGCACCCAGATGTCAGCTACGAGCGTGCCGCCGATCTGCACCGCCTTACGGAAATGCACGCGGCGCACGAGCGGATTCTGGAGCGCGTCGAAGATCGGAATGAGCCACGGCGAGATCTTCACGTTGAACGGTCCGGGCGTGGCGTAGCTCTCCGGCAGAATGATGTGCTTCCTCGCCCACTCGTAAATCGGCGAGAGGTCAGGCTGCGGAAGTTTTAAGACAGCAAGGCGTGTTTGGGTCTCGGTCACTTTTTAATTACCCAAAAGTTATTTCGCACGACGCTAAACTTAAGATTTTGCTCAATCGTAAAACGCATTACCGCAGGACCGACACCGGGAAATCCCACGTCGTCGCCGAACATGATTCCGCCCGGCGCGACGAGCGGCCAAAAAGCGCACATATCGTCATGCACGTCCGCATATTCGTGCGAGCCATCGATGTAGATGATTTCTGCGGAAATCTTGTGATGGTTTAATATCCTCGCTCCGTTTATGCTGGTGTTTTGGATCGGATAAATGCGCTGCGCGTGAAACGAGTTTTTGAAGTTGCGAATGAATTGATGATAGAGCCGTGGAGATCCGACCGAGTCGAGTAGTCGGTCGTTTTCCGAGCCGCTCCCAAAAACGTGATCAAAGCCCCCAAGCCATGTGTCCACGCAAATGATGTCAGTGGCGAATCGCTCAGTCGCTTGAGCAAAGTGCATCGCGCTGCGACCCTTCCATGAACCGACTTCGATGATCGTCTTGGGCGCGACCAGTTCGACAATCTCGTCAAATATTTTATCGTCGCTGTTCCAGCCTTGAATGTCCTCGTGTTCTGGCAGCTGGCTTGTTTCACCCGATGTGAGTTGGGTAATTGATGGGAATGGTTTCATTTTTTTTATTTCCGATGATATGATTTGCGGACAGTTGCGACGCGCTGCGCAGAGCGCGATAATTTGCTTCTCGGTTACTCGGTGGTGCTGGACGCCGTAGCCTCCGCGCAGATTCGCCTCGCTCTGCCGGTCCCGCCGATCCCGAACGCGCCGAACGACTGCGAAAGACGGGTCCGCGTTTTGCCAGTGTGCGCCCTCGAACCAGTATGCGTGATCGAAGGTGCCTCCGGCTTGCCGGTGATTCCCGAGGTCGAGACAAATATTCCGGCCCGATCGAATCACGATTGGCTTCTGATACATGATATTCTCCGGCGAGCGGTAGTCAGGATCGCCGAATCGACGCTGCACAACTGGAGGCTGATCAAGGTCCAAGTCGCGCTCCGAGTGATGGCGGAACACGTTTCGCATACGAGCCTCAAGCACCGTGACGAGCTCGGGAACGCTCGCCAGATA